CTTGTCGAAGCTTGGCCCGGCGAAGATGCCGCTGGAACGGTTCACGCGCATCCACACTTTGTTCACGTTCTTTGGCTTGCCGATGCCGGCTGCGGCGTCGAGCGCGAGCAGTGCCACCGGCAGCGTTTGCATATCCGCCTCGATCGGCAGGCCCACCTGCACCGTGCCGGCTGGGTTATCTAGCTTGATGGCGCCCGCCGTCACCACCTGGCGCGGCTGCACTGCGCCGTCGGCGAGAATCCCGACCGTCTGGCCTTCGAGCCAGTCCAGCCCGCTGATAACCGTTGCCGCCGGACCGCTGTAGGTCGCGCCGCTATCGACGAAGAACGCGTCGTCCGGCCTGACGAAGTTGCGAGTGTGCATACGCTCGACGAAGCGCTTCACCGTGCCACTGATTGTGCGCCGGACGATGACGTACAGCATGTCTTCCGCCGACGCCTGCCCGGCCGGGGTCTCGGTAACCGCGCACACCGACTCGAAGGCGCCGTTGGCCGTGTCGTGGCGATGCCACGCCGCGATCTGCTGCTCAGGCACGTAGGTCAGGCCCAGCAGCTGTCCGCTACTGCTGACAGTCCACAGCACAGGATACGGCGCGCGGCAAAACGCCATGTCGGTGATGTTCTGATAGTCGAACAGGTGCGGCGCCAGGATCGAGATATCGTTGGTCAGGTAGCCGTTGGCTTGCCAGCTGTACGACATTTCGCGGATCCGGCCGCCGCGCGCCTGGGCGAACAGGATAGAGTTGCCCACCAGGACCGGCGTGACGTTATTGCAGCCGATGTAAGACTGGGGCTTGACCGAAATGCTGGACGGGGTCAGTACCTCGGCATTAGGGTTGACGCGGTACTCGCACGAGGGGGTGAGCAGCACCAGGCTGGTGACCGGGACGATGTGCCGGATGGCGCTGGCTTCGCGCGCCGCGATCCGGAAGGCGACGCGGTTGTCGTCCCGGGTCGGGATCGAGTACGACATGTTCGACTCGGTACCGCTCTTCGTGCCCCAGAAATTCTGAGGCCGGTTGAGGGTGCCACCGAATACGCGGCGCTGTTCGAAGTACGACACCGCCCCCGGGTAGTTGCCCGGCCCGTCGTTGAAGCCGGTGTCGTTCATTGGGGGCGTGATCGACACGTCGGCGGTAATGTTGTTGTCCGTGAACGACAAACCGTCACACTGGCCGATGAAGCCGTACAGCCCATTGGCGAGCTTGTAGACGTTATAGCGCACGATGTCGCCGCTGGCCGGCGCCGCCCAGGTGATGTCGTTCGCGCGGCCCGCCAGCGTCAAGTCGTTCGTGATTACGGCAGAGGCAGCGGACGCGACGCTCTCCTCGAGGTTCTCGCGGTTCACCGCAGTGACCACGTACTGGTATTCCGTCGAACCACTGCCGCTGGCGGTGGCGCTGACCGCTGTCGGCGCGTTGGCCGGCGCCTGGAACGTCGGGGCGGTCAGCTGCCAGACGGCCGGGCCGAGTCGCCGCAGCTCCTGCACCGGGTGCCCCGGGTGCACCAGCGTCAGCACGTCCGCCGACTGCACATAGTGGATATCGAACAGGTCGGTCTCGGCGTAGGGGTTCGCCACTTCGTAGAGCGTCGCGCCATCCAGCAGAGTGGCGCCCTGCGTGTGGAAGCGAAAGTATCCTGCGCCGACTTCGATCGCCATGGTCTGGTCGACGGAATACGTGAACGGAATCAGGCGGGTGCGCTTCGCGCTGTCCTTCACCTCGAGCACGAACTCGGTGCCGGGGCGGTTCGCGACCGGGCCGTGCGGCAGGACGACGAAGTTGCGGCAGGCCGCCAGCCCCGACTGGAACTTGCCCAGGTCGAGCCGCCCGAAAAGCTCAGGCGTCAGCTCGCCTGAGGCAAACGATCGTGCGAGGGTGCGTTGGCTCATCGGTTTGCGATCCAGGACGTGCTCTGCGCAACCTGCTGGCGCTGCTGGTTTGCGTCCGATTCCTTCGCTCTCTCCAGCCACTTGTCGGCGCGGTCGCCCCAAAGTGCGGCGGCTTTGATGCCGGTTTCGCCTTTGAGCACCGGCCCGGCCAGCATCGACGCCAGCATCATCGCCAGCCCCTGGACGAAGGTCGGCGGGAACTTGGTCGGGTCGCTCACGCGGGCCGTGTAGCGCAGCAGGGCGTTCACCTGGTTCGTGTAGATCACCACGGCGCCGCTGTCATCGGCCTCGCTCACAAAGGGCTGAGGCGTATATGCACCCGACTGCGGGTTCGGCGCGCAAGCATAGCCGCCGTATGCCGGCATGCCGATGCTGTTGTCGTCGCGTGCGTCGGGTGCCAGTACGGCGATCGGGCTGAGGATGTCGGCTGGCAGGGCGTACGCATAGCGCCACGAGCTCGGCGGTGCCGCGCTCAACAGCGCGAGCGCCGCACGGCGGGTGTTAAATCCCCAGTGGTGGGCGTCCAGCATCAGGTCGCGGGCCAGCGGGTAGAAGCGCGCGCAGTGTTCAGCCTGGGCACTGCCCTCGGGCGGGTCCAGGCTCGCCACCGTGGCGTCGTCCCCGAGGTGGCCGAGCGCCAAATTGCAGATATCGACTTCGCTACTCACTGCCGGTTCCTCTCAAAAAGAACGGGGCGCGAGGCCCCGTTTAAGTGCTACGCACGCGGAGACGTGTTTGTTACACCAGGCCGTCACCCGCCGACTTGTCGGCCGTGGCTCTGCCCTTGGCTGCCGGTTTGGTCGATGCGTCGGTACCGGTCGCCGCGGCCGGGTCGGGCTGCACCACGTCGCCAGCTGGCGCGGCCGGTGCTTGAGCGGCGATGTTCTGCAGCGCACCTGCCAGCTTCGTCACGGCATCGGTGAACATCGCGGCCATCGCCTGGTTCTGCTCGACCAAGGCAGCCATCTGTGCCTGGTGCTCAACCTGCTGCGCAGCCAGCGCCTTGGCGAAATCGGCGGCGAACTTGCTCGGGTCGCCGACCGCGCTTTCGGTGTACTGCTCTTTCAGCTTGGCAACGCGCTCGGCGTTCGACTTCAGGTATTCCTGGTAACGTGCACGACCCTCATCGCAGGTCGGTTGCAGGTTCTCGGCCGGCAGGCCGTCGTATTCGACGACAGCACCGGCTTCGTGCAGCTCGTTGCCGATCAGGGACTTCTCGAGCACCACGTACTTCGGGATGCTCTTGTTTTCGGTTGGCATTGTGTTCTCCTGGGGAGGCGATCAGGGGCCGAAGCCCCCGCCTGGGTTAGCTGACGGTGTAGCCGGACTTGCCGTAGATGTTCGCGGTATCGGCCACGTTCTTGACGATCGCCGCCGAGAAGCTGCCGGCAGTCAGCGGGCCGGTGCCGATCGTGTAGCGCACGCCAATGTAGCGGCGCGGCGCGTACGGCGCGGCGCGGTCCAGGTGCAGCGGCACCAGGGCGCCGGCAGTCAGCTTGGCGATCGGCACCGCACCGGTCTGCACCAGCGTTTCCACGTTGGTGGTCAGCGCGCCGTCGTCGGCCTGCACCAGTTCGAAGTTCACCGTGGCGGCGCCGGCGGCGGTTGCCGTCTGCAGCACGCTGATGGCGATTTCGAGCGGCTCGCCGCGGCCCAGGTCGTTCGGCTGGTTGCCGCCCAGTGCGTCCGGATTGGTGTCGATGGCGTTGGTCGAGACGGCGGTCACCGTCACGGCCTGGCCGGTCAGCGCACCCGCGCCCGAGACGGCGCCCGAGAGCAGCAGGAAGTTATCGAGGATCATGAGATTCCTTTTCTATGGCTGGATCCGGGCCCGCTTAGACGACGCGGGATTCGGTGTTGAGCAGCTGGTCGACCTTGCGCAGCGGGACGCCCAGGAACTTGGTCAGCGCGTACGGTGTGCCGAACTGGGTCAGCGCGTTCTCGATCGAGAGCGCGGCGTTCGACTTGTTCAGCGCGGCCACGCGCAGCATCGAGTACAGCGTGCGGTTCGCGTAGAAGCAGGCGCGGCCCATCGACAGGTTCGGCACGCGGTCCAGCGCGCGGCTCAACAGGCTGATGATCTGCGTCGCCGCCGACGCGGCCTGGGTACCGGACTGGCTGGTCAGGTCGGTCACGTTGATGTTCGCGATCCGCACCACGTAGCGCCAGTCCTTGACGGCCAGGCCGTTGTCCCACTGGTACAGCGCGCGCAGCGCCTGGAAGTAGTTGCCGTTGGCGTCCTGCACCGACTCTTCGCCCAGGTCCTTGTGCTGCAGGCCGGCTTTCGAGCCCTTCGGGAACGGGCAGAACACGGTGTTCTCACCCCACACGACCAGGTAGATCGAGCAGTTATTGGAGCCCGTGCCGCCGGCATCCAGGATGTTCTGGCCGTTGCCCGCAGTGAGCGAGCTGTAGCGGGTCTGGAAGCCGAGGAACTGGCGCGGGTCGGTGCCCGGGTTGCCGTAGAACATGGCGCCGGCTTGGGTCTGGTTCATCGCCTCGATGAACGCCTGGTCTTCCGACAGGCGGAATTCGGCGCTGTTGCCGTTCAGGGTCGCCAGCTTCGTGTCGATGTGGCTGCGCGCTTCCAGCATGCCGCATGCCTCGTCGATCTGCGCGGTCACAGACTTGGAGGTCGGCACACCCTGGTTGATCAGGCGGTAGTACACCACCGGCAGGCCGGTGCGGATGGTCAGGCGGTGGCCGGTCGGCAGGTTGCCTTCCATGAAGACCGCGTCTTCGAGGATCTCGTTGGTCTGCGAGAGCAGCTCGGCCACCTTCGGCACCTGGCCGTTGGGGTCGAGTCGTTTGGCCCAGTCGGCCAGCGTCAGTGCGCCAGAAGCTAATACAGCCATGGTCGTTTATCCTTTTGCTTGATTTGGATACAGGGTTGCGGCCGCGCTGCTCGACGCGGATGGCGTGGTGCCGCCCGCAACGAAGTTCGCACCGCTGATTTTCTGCCCGGCCTTGAAGAACGCCCGGATGATCTCGGGGTGGTTGCCCAGGCCGGTGTCGTTGAGCAGCGTGCGCAGTTCGGGCGTCCCGAAGGCATCCAGTGCCTTCTTCGCCACCGCCAGGTTCTCGGCCAGCTTCTCGCCGCCGAACTCCTTGTCGGTTCGCGCGCTGTCGGCCCATTGCGTCTTGACCGCCTCGAACTGCGCAGCCTGCGCAGCGGCGATCTGTGGGCCCATCGCGTCGACGACCTTCTGTGCAGCTTCCTGCGTCAGGCCCAGTTCCTTGGCGACGCCCTCAAACTTGGCCATCACTTCCGGGTTGAGCTGGGCGCCTTCAGGGGCGACGAACTCGTACTTCTCCGGGACGGTCGGTTTTTCGGCGGCTGCGGGATCCGTACCTTCGGCTGGCGTGTCGGCCGGCGCGTCGGTGGGCTTGGCGGCAGGAGCGTTCTGCTCGGGCGCTGCTGCAGCTGCGCCCGGCGCCACGCCATCGGCAGCGGGTGCCGGGGCGGGAGCTGGTGCTGCAGCAGCTGGTTGCGCAGTGTCGATACTTGGTGTGTTCTCGACGATCAGCGATTCGGTGCTCATTTCTCTTTTGCCTCGTTCAGTAGTTCGGCGTATCGGTCGGGGCAGTGCTCGGTCACCAGCGCCAGCAGCGCGTTGCCCTGGTTACGGTTGCCCTCGTTGAACGCCATCTGCAGCGCGTTGGTGTGGAACGAGATCCGGAATACCCCTGCGCTTTCGAGAAGGCGGTGCACGATGCGGCGCCCGCGCTTGCTGTTCATCAGCCACTTGATGTCGTCGACTTCGGACAGCGCAGCGAGTCGATGGCGAAGCTTCACTTGTTCACGGTTGGCCTCTTGGGTAGCGGTGTCGATCGGGTGCGGATCCATAGGCCACGAATGTAAGCGCGGGTGCGCAAGTGACGTACACCTACGCCTGGCCGGCGCCGTACAGCACCGAGGCGGCGGACGGTTCGGCCTTGGTTCCGCTCAGCTCCATGTCGGTGATCTGCAGGTCCATGTTCACCGTCTTGCCCTCCTGGGTCTGGCGCTGTGAATTGCTGGTCACCTCGACGATGGCGGTCAGCGTGAGGCGCGAGCCGACGTCAGGCAGCTGCGTGATGCCGAGCTTGGCCAGCGTTTCGTCGTCCAGGTACAGCGACAGTCCCCACGGGTAGGCCGGGCCGCCGTCGCTCGCGGGCGCGCAGCAGTCGGTTTCCTTCGCCTCGGCCGGCGTCAGCTTCATGTTCACAAGTGCCATGCGGCGCTCCTATTGGGAAAACATCGACATCACGTCGGTGGCGGCATTGCCGCCGTTGGTCGGGGTGGCGCCCAGCTTCTGCGCCGTATCGGCCGCCATGTTGGCCTGCTGCTGCTGGGCAGCGGCGGCCTGCGCCTGGGCGCGGGCGTCGCGGATCCGCTTCACCTGGTCGGCCGGCACGATCAGGTCCGGCGAGACGCCCAGCATGTCGCTGTACTGGTCGGCCCACTTGTCGCTGTCGAACTTGTCGAGCACGTCCGGCTTGAAGGCTGCGATCGAGCCCAGGTTGCCGACGAAGCGGTCGACGCCGTTGGTGGCAATCGCGCGCTGCGCCTGGGCCAGCACGCTCACCAGCTCGACGTGCATTTCCATGCCCTGCAGCTCGCGCGGCGGCGGCGGCACCAGCCCGGCCTCGACCATCTGGTCGAAGGTGGTGTCGATCAGCGGGTCGAGCAGCTCGTCCTGCAGGCGCTCGAGCACGGGGCCGAGCATCAGCATCTTTTCCTCGTGGCGCTCGGCCACCTCGGTCGCGGTCATGCGCCCGTTCGATTCAGTGATTGCCAGGAACAGGTCGGTGAAGAAGCTGCCCCGGATGCGCCCGCGCACGTCGGTGATGTCCTCGAGCAGGTGCTGCAGGTTGATCTGCACGTCGTAGGCCGAGCGGATGCCCTGCCCGCCGGCGGCGTCGATGAAGGTGACCCCACCCGGCATGCGGTCGACGTCGCGGTTCTTCATCGCGGTCGGCACCTGCAGCGGCGGGTTCACCTGGAAGTCGATGGCCTGGGCCTTGCGCAGCTGCTCGTGCTGCAGCTGCTTGACATCGCCCAGTGCTTCCATGCCCGGGCTGTTGCCGTAGATGTCGCCGCCCTCGACGTCCCAGCGTGGGCACATCGCGGGGAAGCGCTTGAAGCCGGATTCGCGCAGCAGCACGTCCTGGTTGCCGGCGAGCTCGAAGTAGACGTCTTTCCACGCCATGTTCAGGGTGTCGATCTTGCCCAGGTCACGGTCGGCGCGCGGCTCGATGCAATGCACCACCGTCACCCACTGGTCGAGCGCACCACGGTCGAACAGGTTCTGCACCGACGTGCTGCAATTGGCGCGGCCGAACTCCCTGACCATCTGACCCACCGTGATGTCGAACTCGCGGTACAGCGAGCAGGCCTTGCCCTGGAAGTCGGTCGCAATGCAGAACTCGCCCGTGGTCAGCGGATGGCTGTGGATCACGTGGTCGAAGTTCGGCATCACGATGTTGGCCGCGGTGCCGAACACGCCAAGCTCCTTGTAGACCATGTGCAGCGCGCGGTAGGTGTTCGAGCGCTGGAAGATCGACAGCATGGTGAGCGTGCGGTCGTTCATCCAGGCCTTCACGGCCGGCGACTTGTTCAGGTCTTCGTCCGCCGTGGCCAGCTTGAACCAGGGGCGAGCCGGCGAGGTCAGGCCGCCCATCAGGCCGGCGGCCAGGATGTTCACCGAGCGCGAGCCGGTGTTGTCGTAGATCGAGTTGTGGCGGCGCTGGCCGCGGTTGCGGTCGGTGACGAAGTAGCGCCCCTGGCGCGGCGACAGGTAGGCAGACAGTTCCTGCCAGTGCTGCATCCAGCTGGACCGCTCAGTCTTGAGCTCGCCCAGCCGTTTGAACATCAGCTGCCGTGGCGTCAGCGCAGCCATCAGCTCCCACCGCCGCCCAGCAGGGTGCTTTTGCCCAGGTTGAGCAGGGACGGATCGACGCCGGCTGCGCCGGTCAGGAAGGTCTGCGCCACGCCCGGTGCACCGCCGGCTTGCCCGGCGCCGGCCTGGCCTGCCTGCACCGACTGCACGCTCGGGGCTTTCGACGCTTGCGGCCGGGTCGCTTCCGCCTTGGCGGCCGATTCCTTCTGTTGCTGCAGCGCGTCGTCCGCTGCAGCGCGCTGTTGGTGCGCGCTGTACACGCTGCCGACGAGCGCGCCGCCCGCCATGATTGCCGCTGATACGCCCATGTTCAAAGTTCCTTCGTGTAGATGATTTCCTGCACCCTGCAGCCCATCTTGGGGAGAATGCTGGCCAGTGTCGTGTCCTCCTTGGCGTGCCACAGCATGAGGTGGACGCCACGCGCTTTGGCGGCGCGTTCCGTGTCGCGAATGAGTTTCAGGCCCAGCGGGCTCTCGCGGTATTCCTTCGCCACGAACAGCACGTCGTTATGGGCGCACAGCAGGTCCGCGTAGTGCAGGTGCGGGCTGACGATGTTCACCGAGTAGCCGACGATGGCCTCGTCGACGTACGCCACCAGCGAGAGGAGCGCGCCCGCTGCCTCCAGCGCCTGGTAGCGCGGCACGTCGGGCTTGAGCACCATCAGGTGCTTGTTGCGCGCCGACTCGTGCCAATGCGCCTCGAGCAGTCCAGGGACGTGCTCGATCTTGTCTGCGATGGTCGTTTCGATGATGCGCATCAGCGGTAGGGGTCGTGGGTTTGCGATTTGTACGGATCGTGCCAGTCCCGTGCCGGATCACGTACACCTTGCAATTTGCTGCGCTTGGGCGTGTCGATCAGCGCCAGGCAGTAGGCGCTGGCCCAGTCGGGCGAGCGGCCGATGCGCTTGATGATGTCCTCACGGCTTTCGACCTTGACCGTGAAGCCCGAGACTGACCAGGTCGGCGCGCAGAGGTCGAGCAGCAGCTGGCGGTCGGGCGGCAGCGCGATGCCGGTGTTGTTGGCCGGATCCAGCGCTTCGCGCATCATCCACCACAGTTCCGAGCGCTGGTTGAAGAAGCGCAGCCGGCCCGACTTGTCGGTGGCCAGCGACTTCTCGGAGACGTTCACGCCCAGGACCTGTTGCCCGTTCGAGTTGAGGAAGTCGTAGGGCGAGGCGCCCACCCCGATCACGTCGATGTGGATCGGCGCGTCGTCGCGCTTGGCGGCGATCGTCAGGCCGGCGACGGTCGGGCCGTCCGGCGTCTGCGCTCCGGTGTAGGTCAGCGCCTCGTCGAACCACATGCCGTGGCGCCGGGCGATGATGGTGTTGTCTTTGCCGCCGCGCGCCACGTCGACGCCCAGGCTGTCCATCTCGGCCAGCTTGTCCGGCCGGCGCCAGCGCGCCTGGGCCGCCTCGACCCACGCCGTCGGGATGACCTGCATCGCGTCGTCCTCGACGCCCGCGTTGAAGTCGCCATTGAGCATTTGCGAGCGCAGCGGCTCGGGCAATCCTTGGAGCACGGACACGTAGGAGGTTCCCATCAGGTAGGGGTTGTCGGAGACGCGCGACGGGATGAAGGTGCGCGACAGCGGCTGGATCACCTCGGTCGGCTCGAACTGCACCGGGTCGAAGTCGTAGATCCGCGTGGTGCCGTCCGGTGCCAGCACGAAGGGGCGCTTGTCCTCGGTCTCGACGTCCTTGCCGTCGATGGTCGCGAAGTAGCGCAGCTCGCCGGGCAGCGCCGGGCGCGAGTGCTTCTTGTCGAGCCAGGGCGCGAAGAAGTCGATCACCCAGCGCCCCTCAGCCGTGGTGGGCGGGTTGAAGGTCAGCAGCGCGCGGCAGCGCTTCTGGGCCGGGTCGGTCGAGCGCAGCCAGCCCATCAGGAAGCGCACGGCGGCCTCGCGCATGTTGGCGGCCTCGTCGAAGATCAGCAGGTCGTGCGGCCGGCCCTGGTACTTCTTCTCGTCGCCCACGTTCGGGAACGAGCCCAGCTCGATCTGCCGCTTGATGCCGTCCGGGGTGGTGACGCGCCAGATCTTGTCCTGGCCGTTGAAGCCGTCGCGCGTGCCGAGCAGCCCGGTCAAGCGGTCGATCACGCCCGTCAGCTCGGTGCCGTTCTCGCGGAAGATGCCCACCACCCGGTGCTGGGTGAGCGACAGGCCGCACGCCAAGTCCGTCTTGCCGCCGCCGGCCGCGCCGCCGAAGCCAGTGATGTCGGCCAGCGAATCGTGGCCCATGGACTGCGGGCCGGGCAGCGGGCGCCAGATCGGCGCGCGCCGCTTCTTCTCGCGCAGCAGCAGGAGCATGCGCTCCTTGGCCCTGCGGTCCAGGGTGGCGGTCGGCGCCACGGCTACACCAGGTCGGCGCAGTCGTCGTCCTGGGTGCTGCCCAGGGCGCCCGCCGCCTCGAGCGCGGCCAGCTGCGCCAGCTCGGCATCGAGCTCGTCGTCGGTGAGGCGTCGCAGGTCGAGCGAGCCGGCCAGCTCCACCTTGCTGTTCTCGCGGTACTTGTCGGGGTCGTGCGCCTTGAGCAGGAAGATGGCCAGCGTGTCGCTGTACTTCTGGACCGTTTTCAGCCGCGGCTTGCCGTCGGCATCGAGGGCAGGAACCATCTTCGGCCTGCCGTCTTCCTCGCGGATCACGTCGCCCATCTCGTCGCGCGCCGCCTCCCACACGTACGAGAACTCGCCCTTGTGCACCACCGGCTCGGCTACGCCCTCAAACGCGCGGCGGTGCGCTTCGTCCTCCAGCGCGGTGACGCCCACCTTCATGGCCCGGTCCCACATGGCGGCAAAGCTCGAATCGGCCTCGCGCCAGTCGTACGCGGTCGTGCGGCCCATACCGATCGCAGCGCAGGCCTTGCCCACGTTGCAGGTTTCAGCGAGCGCGGCGCAAAACGCGATGGCTCTTTCTGGTGTTCGGTTCGAGTTGCTCATGGCCGCGACGATAACGCCACCTGCCCCGCATCACGTACACCTCGGTTCCCGCTCAAGCGGGAACGCTCACCGCCGCTGGTACTGGCAAATCTTCGCCACGGACGACTTGCTGATCTCGAATTTCGCCGCAAGGGCCGCGTAGGTCAGGCCGTCCACCTCGCGCAGCCGCCGCACCAGCTCCACCTCACCATCGGTCAAGATCGCGTTCGGGTGGTCTTGCCCGATCCTGCGGCCTTTTGCGGTTTTCTTCATGCAAAAATCACCTTGCAAAATTTCACCAGTGCTGACAGCCGCAACCCGCAAAATTTTGCTTCCCACATTTGCCACAACCACAACCCCCTAAAGGGGGTTTTGTGGGCTTTGTGGCATAGATTGTGGCCGCCACAAGTAGCCACAAAATGGCGTTTTGTGGGTTTTGTGGATGCAAAAATTTGCGTGCTATAAAACACGCACAACCCCACTTGCAATATTTAGCCGGTTGGAAGCCTGCAGCGATTCAATGGCGCGCATCGCGATTTCGCGCCGGCGGTCGCGCTTCGCCTCCGGATCGAGCACCATCTGGTTCACGCAGGCCTCGATCAGGGCGTTGACCGGCACGTCCTCGTCGACCAGGCCGGTGAGGTCCTGGGCCACGCGCAGCACCAGCTTGGCCACCGTGCCCTGGGGGTCTTTCTTCTGTTCGGACTTCGGTACCGCCGCGGTGTGCTCGACCACGCAGCTGGTGATGTCCTCGCCATCGTCATCATGGCCGATTGACACGGTGTTGAGCTTGAACCCGAACTCAGCGCCCTCCTCACCGTCCTTCTGCTTGGTGACGGTGGCGGCGCGGTGATCCTGGGCGCGTTCCACGGTGATCTCGACGTCGGCCGCAGCGCGCAAGCCCGACCAGCCGCGGGCGCCCTTGGTCAGGTCCTTGCCCACGTGGTGCACCAGGATGACGACGGCGCCGGTGAGCTTGTGCAGCAGCTGGCAGTGCTTGACCACCTTGCCGCCGTCGACGCCGCCGTTCTCGTCCCCGCCCGGCATCACCTGGGCGTAGGTGTCGACCACGATCACGTCCAGCTTGCCGAAGGTGCGCAGCGCCCCGACCACGGCCTTGACGTCGTCGGCCACCAGGAAGTTCGGCGCGTCCGGGATGACACCGACATCGAACGACGCCAGGTCGACGCCGTGGTGGCCCGTGTAGGCCTCCATACGGTTACGGAAGCCACCGGCGCCCTCGGCGCAGATGTAGGCCACCCGGCCCTTGGCCACCTTGCGGCCGCGCCATTCGATGCCGCGGGCGATCGCGCCGACCAGGTCGAGCGCGAAGAAGGTCTTGCCGGATCCGGATGCGCCGATGAGCAGCGCCAGCTGCGCGCGCGGCAGCACACCCTTGACGATCCAGCCGGCGCGCTTGCGCTGCAGGAACTCGCCCGGGTGCAGGACGCGGAACCGCTCGCCCTTCATCGAGTGGTCCGCCGTCCCCGGTTTCGCGGGGGCGCTCGGCTCGTCGGGCAGCGCCTCGAAGTCGTCCAGGGACAGCGGCGCCAGCTCGGCCGCTCGCGCCTTGCCCTTGCAGCAGTGCTCGCGCCACAGGTACAGCAGCGCGCGGTCGTGGTCCTGGCGCCGGTGGTCGAGCGCGATCTCGAGCGCGTGCTCGCTGTTGGCCAGTACGCTGAACACCTCGTCGTCGGCCAGGCCGGCGCCGTACAGCGCCACCGCAGTGGAGAACAGCGCGCGCGAGCGGTCGCCGCTGTGCAGGCCTT